AATGTATATTTTAACTTTTTATAAAATTCTATTAAGAATAATACACTGAGATTTTCAATTTTTGCTCCAGAAGTATGAGACGAACTAGAAGATTCTGAGAATACTAATTCCTCATACTCTAAATCTTTATGATAATTAGTTACTCCACTAAATCCACGTATACAACCATTAAATGTAGTTTCAGTTTTCTCTTTATATGTAATAATCTCATCGTCAATTTTTAAGATTCCATATGAATTTGGAAATCCTTTTGTAGAATTTACTACAATAGTAGTTTGTGAATTGTTAATAGATTCTGATAAAGTTACTGATCCACCAACGACTTCTGGGGTTAGATTATCTAATTTTAAATATTGGTCTAAATTCTCAACAATATCGGTTGGTCCACCTTGATATTCTTGAGAAATAAAATATTGTTTTAAAAAATCAACTGCCTTTGGACTTTCATCTAAGATAAATTCTGGTAGTTGATTTTGAATTACTTGATGTATCTTTACTCGACTGTCAAAAGTTGTTCCGATCATATTATGTCCTCGTTATTTCTCCGTTTAAATAACTTGATCTGTAAGAATCTTTAGAAAATACCACTCCAGAGATATCTTCACCAGAAGCGATGACATCCTTAACCATATTTATTTTACTTTTTGAGATGTTAAAATCTAAATATAAGTCTTTCAATCCAATTACATCATTTGATTCTGGCACTGCTTGTATCTGAATGACATTCTCAGGCTCAACAGTTGAGATTATTTTAATTGTGCCGAGTCTAATTTCTCCTCTTTCATAATCCACTGTTCCGGCGGACTGAACTAAAATGGTTATTGGAGTTGTTTTTGAATCAGCATCAATTTTAATAATAGATATTGTTCCTGTTTTTCCATCAGAATTTGGAGTGTCTGTGAGATAAGCAGTTGTATTGGGATAATTTGAAATTCTAAATCCGGTAGACTTGATATTATACCCTTTTGTATTAATATGAAACTTATTACCATAACAAAGTTCATATTGTGCAAAATTATTAATCGCCACTTTTAAGTCCCTTCTCATAATAACTTTAGTAATGTTAGATGTTATTGAAACATCGGTATTATCAATAACTTGCAGAACCCTACTATACTTAAATCTACCACCAAATTTATTTAATTCTACAGATTTTGAATACTTATCGAGAGAATTTATTACTTTTGTTTTTAAATTCTCAACACTGGAAATTTTAGAATAATCATAATAGATTGAAGAATCAATTTCAACATATAGAATCTTAAGATCTACGATTTTTTGATTAATTCCTGTCAAACTATATTGCTTTAATTTTGATAATATTTGCTCCTTATCAAAATCCGAAATAAATGTACCACCTTTTGGTTTGATACTAATTGAAACAGTTCCATATTCTGGAGGATCTAATTCTTCACCACCAACAACTGATATTGATTCCGCATTTTCATAGATTAAACTTGGTATAATTGCCTCATAGTCCTTCGCAGTAACTGCTCTAAACTGAGATGAATACAATCTCGGTGCGAAATATTTAATAGAACTAATATTTTCTATTTCAGACCCATTAGTAGATGAGTTAATTGTCGTAACATCAACTGTATTAGTTGGAATAACTACAGAATCTGACGCACTTCTAACTGATCCTGCATATGCAAATTGTCTTGCACCATTCCCATCCAATCCATCAGTTACAATGTAACTAACACTTACAACACTTCCGTTTTGTAATTTTTTACCAAACCTTCCATCACCAAAAATAAGTTCATATTTTTCATCTTTAATTTCTTGAATGAAATAAATCTCAGATAATTCATTAATTTTTACTATATTGTCTATCAAAGAATATTTTCTACCTCTTCCGTTCTCTCCAGATTCTCTTACATGAACAACGATAGTTTTTGTATCAATAAATGAATTATCTAAAATAAATCTTTGATCTAAAGAATTATTTACTACAAATTCTTTAGTTAAAAATGTACCTTGATATATTGTTAGATTATTAAATGTTGCAACTCCATTGACAACATTTTGTGAGATATTTTCTGGAATAGAAAATACATAAGATGATCCTTGAACATCACCAATACAAACAAGTCCTGCCTGCAATGAAACTGTGGGAGTACTGGCGGATGTCTCTATATCAAAGGATACAACGGCTTGTGCAGATTGTCTAGATCTAGGATTGTAACCTATATTCTTGGCAAGTGAAACAACATTTTCTCTTATAGTTGCAGAATCTAAAAAAGATTCATTCACAACCATGTTTGAATTAAATGCTGTAATATAGGTATTATATGCTAGTGCATCAATTAAAATTGAAAAATTTGACCCCTCAAAATCAAAATCTGTAAAATCAGAATTCGCACGAAGATAATCCTTTATTGAGGTTTTTATCTGATCAAAGTCTAGGTTGGTAAATTTAGTAAAAGGCATTTTATCTTGTTGCCTCTAGAATAAACGTATATTCTTGTGTTGGAATTTCCTGTCCAATAATATCGAAGTTAACAGTAACTTCGAATTCATTTTGATCTGGTCTTGGCGAAACTTCAATAAACAAATTATCTACCCTAGGTTCAAAATTTTTCACCGTTGTTTTGATTTGAGATTCTATGGTGGATGCCGTAGCATAATCAACAAAATCAAATAAACTGGATCTAACTTCTGAACCTAGAATAGGATTAAAAAATCGTTCAGTTGGAATTGTTTCAACTAAATTGCGAATAGATCGAATGATGGCATTTTCATTTTTTAATATTGGCAAATCTTTTGTCACAGGGTGTGGTTCAAAAGATAGACTAATATCTTTAAAGGATCTTGATATCCTTGTTACTGCCATCTCATTCAGAAAACTTCTTCAGTTATTTATGCTCATTTCCAAGAAATTCCATAATTTGGTTCTGTCCCGTATTCCCAATCATCATAATCTTCAGAATTTCTGATTTTTTGGTGCATCTCAGACTGTTCTTTTAAATGATGTTGATTCTTTGGAATGTCATCATGCATAATTTCTTGAATCACCTTTGGTTTTTGATTTGGATTATGATAGTCAGTTACTAATGATGTTGTTCCCCACATTTGATACATGTAATCTGAATCTCTGTCTACTGGTGAATTGGACATAGTGCTCCTGTTTTATGAATAAAACAGAACTTTTTTGGTGGGAGGTTTCTATCTCCCCTATTATTATTTAACGATAGACCTGTCTTAGTGAATAATTGTCAGAATTTAAGTATTTTAACAGTTCTAAAGCGATTAATTTTGGATCTCCTCCCCCACATGTATATACATCAATCGCAATACATCCGTTTTCGGGCCACGTATGACAAGAAACATGACTTTCTGAGAGCGTAATAACAATGGTACATCCTTGTGGAGTAAAACAATGAGAAAATATATTCAGAATTGTCATTCCTGCACGTTCAATACCCCTCTCCATAGTTTTTTGAAGAGATATTGATTCATTTAAAAGACTAAAATTTACATCATACACCTCTAACAAGAGGTGATTTCCCATTGAAAACTTTTCCAATTCAGTAATATACCAAACAATTTATTTATTTCTTGATTTTTGAACTAAATCATAATCCTGTTCAAGAATTATTTTCAAATATTCATCATCCCAATGATCATAATAGTCTGTTTTTGCTAATATGAGTCTCATTTTTTGTAAAAATTTGGCATTTTGATATAAAATGAGATTATATTTGCCATTATTTGTTTGTATTCCATTTATGAAACTAGGTTCATCTCTAAAATCATCAAAAAACTTATATTCTGGGTATGATTGATTAAGTTCTTGTATCTTTTGACGACCAAGATCAAGGTCTAAATCATCTTCTATAACAAAAATCACGACACCAAACTCTTCTTTAAGAGGATGAATGTCGTGAACAGAACTTTCTATGATTTTATAGGTATTGTTCTTGGCAAATGGACAGATTGAAAATCCTGAAAGGTCTGGATTTGATTTGATAATCGTGTTTATCCAAACTTTCAAGTCATTTTCAATCGTTTTATTCATCCTTTACCTTGTCCGCGATACTTTTTACGCGCTTTATTACGAGAAGATGCGGCGTATTTAGTTCCACCACCATCGCCTTGACGAGACTTCTTAGGTGGACCGGGAATATAAGAACTGTGCTTGTTCAAACCACCTTTAGACTTAACTGCCATAATACTTAATCTCCGTTAATTACAATAGTTTCAATGTGTAGTTCAGATGCATCAGGAGTTCCATTTTTATAGTACTCTTGTGCCAAATCTTCCATTACGTCGAAGTACTCTTCTTCCGTAAGTTCTGAATGAATTTTACGTCCGTTGTAATAGACGTTATATCTTTCGTTTGAACGAGTCATTGTTATCAGATAACTCTTGTTTTTTCGTGACCAACTCTAACACGAGGATCACACCAAATCTCAAATCCTGCTGAGATTGCATCGAGACAGAATGAAACATCTTCTCCACACATATCTTGAACTTCACCAGATTCAAAAACTTGCATCTTTGGAGCAAACCAAGGATACTTCATTTCTGAATGTTCGAAAACTCCTTTCTTGATCATTAACCAACCAAATCCTGCATAGTCCACGGTAAATGGTTTGCGACGCTTTGAGATGCTTTCAAGAGTTTCGTGATTCATGACTCCACCATTATTACGGAAGTCACCTTCTTCTAACCAGTGTGCAACAGAAGTTGTTCTCCCATCTTCTGTACAGTACCATCCAGAAGCAATGTCCTTGTCCATCAGAACCAGTTTATAAAATGCTTCTGTGTTAAAAACAATATCACTATCAATCCAAAGTTGCCAATCGTAATTTAATTTTCCATCCCACGGAAGTTGATCAGGTCCTCGCAGTACATTCGCCCCTAAACATTTGCATCTTGCAAAATTTACCATTGACGAATAATCTTGCGAGATCTGGATACTTGCTCCGTTTTGTACCAGATCAAAACACAGTTGTACAAAATTCTTTAGGAAGGTATAAGAAACCCCTCTTCCAGGAAGACAAAATACAACTGTCTTTCCTCTAATCATTTCTCTTGCGAGATTAAAGTCCCATTCTTCAGGTGCCACTTCAGGCGTTTTTGCTTTAACAGTAAATCCTTTAGCCATAATAGAGATAATTTACAAGTGAATCATACCATGTATATAGATGTGTGTCAATATGACGAATTGATCAGAGAATTCTTTACATATGATAATGATTCATATGAAAAGTCTTCGATTTCAAAAGAACTATTGTTTTGAATCTTATCCCAAATCAAATTAAAATCAGTTTCATTGAGTGAATGAAACATACACTTTTCATTCAAATAAATGTGAAAACATTTTTGTTCTGTCATTGTTTTTCTTTTAAAACTAATTCATTAGACTCGATATCAATTTCGATTTCGGTATCTTCATACCAACATAGGTCGTTTACCACCCACTCAGGTATTATAACATAGTATTCACCTGTGATGGGGTCAACTTGCAAATACTCTGTATTATTGTTTGATCCTCTTTTCATGTATTAGATGCTTCATTTTTTCACTTTATATAGTATATAAAACTTTTTGAGGTAATTTTTTGGCCCAAAAAAATTTTTATACTCATGGGATTTTTGATTCGAATTTCTGGGGCCGGTAAATTTTTATGAGTGTTATATTTAAAGGTCGATTTGGGTCGTTTATAGATTACGGGGACCCATGGCATTTAAAACCGCCCATGAGGACCGCCGCGCCGCCCCCCCGACCCATAAGGACTGCCAAACACGAACGAACGAATGATAAGCACTGCTGATAGGTATAAAGAGGGGCGGCGATTGCCACCCCTTAAATGTAACTTAGAGTCCGAACTTTTCCCTACAAACAGGACCTATGCCCAACTCAATTGAGAGGGGATTGGTTAACTCACGGGCGCAACACGAACAGGTGCCAGTATTCTGCCCATAAAGTTTAGCGGCAGCATAAGGATCAGTGGCGACTGATTGCACCCGTTTGATTAGATCAACCTCACCTAAGTTAGTCTCAGTTGATGTAATCCAACCCAGGTAAATGTTGCTAAGTGTGCCCCACTGATTTACCTCTTTATCGTGAGAGAAAACATACATCTTGCCCTGATACTTGGAGGGTTTAACTATAAAATCAGTGAAGCGCATTGTGATTCTCTTTAGACCGCGATTCTGTGCCTCTTCAATAGCATTAACAATCCCTGCGAAACTATAAACGGGGCGGTCAGAATGACGGATGATGGGATGGCGCATGTGCTTACCTTAGGTGTGGTTTGTGAGAAGAATAGGGGGAGGATTGCTCCCCCTAAATGTAACTTACCAGGCGTCAGATGTGAACACTTGGAAGAAATCTAAACCGTTAATCTTGCAGAAATGTTCTGCCAATTCTGCAAAAACCTCATCCCCGATCTCATCGAACTCATCAGAATCGACGACGAAACTAACAACTTGTGCGTTAGGGATGACATAATTAAACCCGCGATCTGAGGGACGATAGTATTCAACAACCGTCTCAATTTCGCGGGGGTTGGTTGTGCTTTGGGCGATCATCATGGCAGGTCTAGCGGTGTGGTTGCGAGGGATCCCCCCTCGCTTCGCTCATTCTGGCATGGATCGCCAGCAGTGCAACCGCCAGAACCTTAAGAGAATCGGAATCTATCGAGTCCCATGCGACCCGATGCAACACATAAAAGTATAAAGAATAAAGAATCAATCAGAATTGCAAAGTATAAAGATCAAATAGAAATCGTTAAGTATAAAGAATTAGACAGGGATGAATGTAAAGAATAAACCACACCACTGACTGATAGTTTACATTCAACCCTGAGTAATTCTTTATACTCAGTGATGAGTATAAAGAATAAAGAACTACTTTTTCTTCTTTCTTGTACTTCCTGACTTCTTTGCTCCGTTAGTCTTTGCCTGAGACTTTACGTTCTTAAATCTTTTATCAGGGCGTGATTTGCCGTCTTTGTGAATCCAACGTCCGAACATTGTTTTTCTCCTCAGATAAACTTAGCAGGTGAACCACAAGACTGATAGAATGAAATCATTCTTTCTGCCTCTTCTTTTGTGGTGAATGATTGTGTTCTCCATTCACAATTATTGTATGGAGTTTGATATGTAATTGTGAAACCAATTGAATTGATTTGTTTTTGATTGTTCATTGTTTTTGTTTGTATGTGTGTATCTAGATTAGAATGATGTGCGTATTCTAGTCTAGATTTATGTGTGCGTTCTCGACTAGATTAAATCATGCGCATTCTCGTCGAGATTTTAATAATGATGGCGGGACATCACGCAGTTAGGATCATTGTACCAATCAGAATCTTCATAAGATTCGGAAGATTCTGACATTCTGATAATAAGATCATCAGTCAATTTAACCATGCCAGTTGTAACTAACTGGAGGATTTCTTCGTCGGTGAGGAATGTTTGCATGGTGTGGTGTGGTGTGAACTGAGAGAAGTCTACAGAATCAACGGGAGATCAGATCGCCTGCAGTGTACAGTGCCTCCGCTGTCACAGTGCCTTGGGGTCAGTTAGCGGAGCGGCACACCTCAGCGGTTGCCAGGGATGCCCCTGCCTTCACGCCTTCGATCAGGTAGTCACCGATCAGGAAGGTAGCAGCGACAGCAACGGCGATGGAGAGGAAGCGGTTCATGGTGTGGTGTGATTAAAGGTTAGAAGGGGGCAGGATGCCCCCCGTATGGTATCACCCCTGGATCCAGCGGGCGATGCGCTCACGCTTGCGCAGGGGCAGGGTGCGAGTGTATTCAACCCAGTGGGGACCCAGTTCGTGGCGCTTGATCAGTCCCAACCGCGCCATGCGCTTCAGGGTGATGGCGAGCGCAGTCCGTGCCTCATTGGGCATCCCCAGCGCCTCATTGATGTCAGTGGGGCGCATCCCGTCTTGGGTGAGGCAACCGCTGCCGTCATCCATGGGCAGCAGGGACAGGATCGCCCACTGGTAGGTTGCGCCGAATGCTTTGCGATCGGTGAGAGTGGTGAACATGGTTCAGTGGTGTGAACTAAGAGAACAATACAGGCACCAGGGGCACCATGCCATCAGGTTGTGCCAGTGGGCCCACTGTCCACTGTGGCGGTTTTTGCGGGAGTTTCAATGCTTATAATACGGGGACAATCAGATGAGGTGCGGGGTAGCACTGTAGATGAAAAAGGTCGCCACGCCCCCTGCCAACTTTTTTTTAGAAAAAAAGTATAAAGAAAGGGGGCGGATTGTGCCCCCCCGAATTATACTTTAGGATCAGATGTCGATCTGTTCAATGTCACCGTGCTTCAGTGCTCGGTGAAACAAACGACCCCAAGATGTTGCCGCTTTGTCTTCATCGTCGGAGAGAAGTGCAAACCAACGCTCACACTCTCCTTCATCTTCCCAAGCGTAGCGATAAACTTTATCACCGCTGTTAAATGTTACCAACAGATCATAAGTTCCGTTGCCGTTTGAGATGATCTCAAGGTGAGCAATGGCGCTGCTATCGACTGCGGCGCTGATCGAAAGGTCGGTGGCAGTGGGCATGGGTGCCTCTGTGGTTGACTCGTTAATTCTACAGCATCGGCGGCAGGTATGGGGGGCAGGATGCCCCCCTAGTGGACAGTGCTTAGACCGTCACAGGCAGTTTCTTACTGTAACCGCTGAACTGTTGTTGTGAACGACGGAGGCGAATTGCCTTACCCCAAATAGAACCCTTAGGTTGAGTTCCATGCACTAACAGCGCAAACGGTTTGTCACTAAAACAGTGAGAATCATCGTGATCAACTTCTAAACCTGCAGCGTTTGCATCACCTTCGGTCATGAAAACCTTAGCATAACGCTTAAACAATCCTGCATCAATTAGGTGATCCCACTTGCCACCATATGATGCCGTCATGTAGAAGTTCTCAGGCATCTTAAAGTTCAGAAAGAGTTGCAAACTCTTAGAGTAGCAGTAGAACTTAAGATCAGGATTGCGCTGTGCTACTTCAATCCAGGCATCCAAATATGCACCTGAAAAGAAATCACCAGACTCGTGAATCCGCACCAGTTTAGTGTTCCTTGTGCGGTTAGTTTGAATGCCGTTGTTGATAAGATCTGCAGCAGTTCCATTCTGCAGAGCATCAACAATCAAGCGAAGATTGTTGGCGCGATTCTTAAACG